TTCCGGATTCTTGTATCTGGTTCTGTCATCTCGACTACCGTCTGATTTTCTGTTACCAGTGTTAGCTCTCTTTCCATTTCTGTTTCTGTGGGAAGGGTTCCCACCTGGAGCATAAGCCGGCACAAAGCCGCAGGCAGTAGGATTGCTCCAGAGGAGCTTCCCTCCATTCGTGGCACAGATGATCCATTCAATCTTCTTGGCCAGATCATCGGTGCCGCCGCTCCCCATAATTCCATGGCGCTTATACCATTTGGGGGAACGTAAGCATACTCCAGACCGATGAAGATCGGCACACAATAGGGCTGGGGCAGCTGTCCATTGATGACCTTTTGTTTTTCCATGACCAACTACAAACGCCACCAATCCCTTACTGATCCGGAGAGCAGATCCATAAATCTCCATCATCCAGGAAACCCAATCTTCGGTATTCCTGGAGATCCCCAAATCCTTTCCATCCTCCAGATACAATCGGGCATCCTCGTAGGGAGGGGAGCCGAACACCAGATCGACGGACTGTCTGGGCATTGCCTCCATGACACGAAGGCAATCTCCCTGGATCAATTCCCCATCCTGGAACTTGGTGCGAATCATGCTGCCTTCTTTTCCGGAGACCAGTACCCGTTCTTACAGATCCACTTCTCCTTCTTGTGCCAGGACTCCCCTCTGGGGGGAACCTCCACTTCCACTTCCAAGGGAGCATTGACCCACTTCCAGGCCCGGGGCAGATCCTCCGTCATGATCTCCACACAACGATTCAGCACCCGATCCAGTTCCCTTTCCGGGATGTCCAGAAGCACACTGTCATGAATCTGGCCCAGGATCCTCGTTTTGTATTTCTCCCGGTCCAACCACTTCTGGAGACGGATCAGGGACCAAAGGAGGCAATGGAAGGCACAGGACTGAATGGGGTAGTTGACAGAGTCGTTGTACTTCATCAATCCTGAGAAGCGGAACCCGGTGAAGTTTTGGAACCAACCCCGTTGGAGGTACTCTTTGTACCAAGACTTTTTCCACTCTGCATAGACCTTGAATCTGCGTCCCCAGAAGTCCTCCTCGAATTTCTTGACCAGTTCCTCGTAAGTGCCTGGCCTGGGTTCCTTGTTCTTGGAATCACACATTCCCAGTTTGGTGATCCCCTTGTTTCGGAGGTGCTCCTTCATCGGGACACCGCCTGGGCCTATCAGTTTGTCTGCGGCCTCCCATAAGTTGGGAGCACATTGGAAGTACACACTGCCGTAGAATACGGGGAACACGTACCCGTTCTTCCCTTGATACCGAACAGCTTTCCGCGCCTTCTCGGGGACATCCTCCCAATGGTCAATCAGGTACAGTCCCATGGCTGTGTCCCGATGCATATCTTTGCTTTTGTCCCTGAGGTACCCATCCATTACTGGATCATTATGGTAACATTTCCCAACACGAACCTCGATGGTGGAGAAGTCCACCTCCGCGAAGTAATCATAATAGGGAATAAAATTCGGTCGGATCAGAGCGGCCTGTTCCGGGTCCCTCACGGGCAGGTTCTGGAAGTTGATGTGTTTGGAAGAGGAACGATAGGTAACAGCGGTATTCAGATCGAAGGAGCAGTGGAGCATATCTCCAACCAATTCCCGCTTCATCCCCTCCAGATAGGTGCCCAGGGACTTTTTATGTGACTCGACAGCCAGGAAGTCCTTTACGAAGGGCAGATCAATTCTCTCCAGCGCCTTCTCATCTGTGCGTTGTCTTCCTCTGGCCGTCCGTCCCAGACTCTGATATCCCATCTCGTCGAACAGCACCTCTGCCAGCTGTTGTCGGCTCCCTAGATTGGTCTTGTTGCCGAATTTCCCCTTCCAGATGGGGTACACTTCATCAGAGATCATCCTGTCCTGAAGTGTTTGGATCTTACCCTTCACCTCCTCAGTGGAGCGCTCCAATTGGTCCAGGTCTATCCGGATGCCATTGTGTTCCATCCGGGACAGCATCAAGGTCCCCTCATGGAACAGGTTGTAGGCATCTCGGGTAGTAGCCTCCATCTTACCCATGGAGCACCCCCATATGTTCCATCTGGTGAATGGCCAGCCGGTGTTCCAACAGGGAATCAATGCCACAGTACAGAAGCATCCTGTCCAGGGGGAACAGGTGAAGCCTGTTCCTGTCATTATCCCCCTTCGATGCCATGTAGGGCTTAATCACTTCCTCGTAGGAGTCCTCCCCCAGTGTTGCAAAGGCTTGAAATTTGAGACCGGTGATGGCCTTCCGATTATCGATGATGTGAGCAGCGATCATCCCGTCCCAATACCAGTTCCTCACCCCAAACCCAAATTCCCTCCGAGTCCAGCGGTCCTCGAATTTGCAGTTGAATCCGATTTTGGGGGTATCAGATTGGAGGAACTCCCGAGTTGCCTCGACAGCCTCTCCCTGCCATGGATAGGCATAGGACTTCTTGCCATCAGAGATGGAGCAGCACAGGATGCGGGCGTTCGGATGATCTGGCTTGAGTCGGTCTGTCTCATAGTCGAAGGAGACAAAGTGTTCCTTATCAACCATCCTGAGAATCACTTCGGCAGCCTCCTTCGGATTCTTGATTCGGAACACGGATTTTTCCGGCCCCTTCCTCCCCTCTGGCCAGGGTCTTCCCTTCAAGGAGAGAGCACCTTTGATCTGCTCCTCAAAGAACATGATTCGGAGACCTTCCTGCCTATCCCGTTCATCCTGGCGGATCACGAAGGAGGGGTGGTAACAGGGGCATATCCAACAATTCATTCTCCTGTAGGGAATATTAAATCCCACCCAGCGGGAGATGTCGCCGACTTGATCCTTCCATAACCAGCCGATGACAGAGTCCACTGAGATCCCACCCAGAAGGACCACTATTTCCGGTTTGTAGTCCTGGAGCACCTGAGCCACTTTGGGTTGACAGTAGCCAACTTCCTTCTCGCTAGGAGTTCTGTTCTTACCGTCAGCAGTGGAAGGACGGCAGGAGACGGCATTGGTCACCCAACAGTCCTCGAACAGATCCACCCCATACTTGTCCATCGTGTTCTGGAGATGCCGACCGGACTTCCCGACGAAAGGGATGCCCTGCTGATCCTCATCCCGACCAGGACCTTCTCCCACGACGAGGATCTTCCTCTTCCCCTTGCCGGCCACGGGCATTTTGGGGGATTGACATTTGAGGTAGAGACCACACTTGTCACAATGCGGAAACAGGGGCAGGGGTGCCCGCACCGTCTTCAGTTCGGCGGCGGAGAAGAAACTACGAACCATCAATCAGTCCCCGCGATACACTTGTTCCGGATCCCAAGGACGCTCATCCCCACCCTCTTCCTGTTTCTGTTCCTCCTCTTGTTCCGCATGGCCATTAGACTGGGCCAGTTCCTGAGGTAGCACCAAGCAGGAAACGTAATTGAACTTGCCACCATTCACCAGGAGCTTATCCTCTGTTACCTCGCAACGGCCATGTCGCTCCGCCACCCCCGCCAGAATGGCCGGAGGAATGAGGAATTGAATGGGAGGACCGGAGTATCCCACCTCTCGGGGACGTCTCTCGTAACCAGCATCCAGTCCCTCCCCTTTCAGTTTCATCTTCCCATCTCGCAGGTCCACCCGCACTTGACCATCGTAGTCTGGCCCGTCGGAGAAGATCTCTGCTGCGGAACAGGCCTCTACGATACCCTGTCCGGGCAGCTCGATGGGAGTTCCTTTCATTCCATACATCTCCCCAAGATCCGGAAATTCTCCCGCATAGCGGCGGCAGGCAATCCGAACACCGGAGGCATTGCGGAAGTGCGTCCAGGAGTCTTCCTCGGAGAACTCCACCACTCCCAGTTTGGCCGCGTGTTTGAGGTACTCCCAACGCAGGAGAGATGGCTCGGACATTCCCGTTTCCATAGGCCAGCGGCAGGCCTGACGGTTGTCACATCCTTCTATCCACTCTGGGTGAATGTGAATACAGGTCAGAGCCGGTTCCTTGCTGCGCACGGCGCAGCGACCTACCGTCTCCAGGGCCTCACAGAAGTCCTCTGGCAGGGGCTTCCAACTCTTGGGTGGCAACGGATAAGGCATACGGATTTCTGGGTCCAAGGCATACCAGGTGTGATCCTTCCCGGCCGAGATGTTCAGTCTGCCCTTCTTGGTGGTGACCTCAATCTCCTCCTGCTTGTTCTTGCGGAGGAACTCCAACAGCTTTTTGGACCGGACAGCCCCTTCCAATTCCTTCTCCAGAGGGTGGGGAGCAGCCACAGAAGCCATCTCACTACAGGTGTAGACCCGTCCTTTGTAGAAGACGAAGGAGTCTCCCTGTTCCACTCCGCGTTCCTGACCTGTTTTGTTCCCGGTCTCCAGCCCGGGGGATGCTGCTTCCAGGGCAGCCAGCAACTGTTCCCGATTGAGAATCACTTCTTCTCTCCTTCTGGCACGAACTTGAATTGGTTCCCTTGGGTGGTTCGTTTCAGGCAGCCCTCTGAGGATCCCCGGAAAGGGAATTTATCCGGTCGGACCGGGACAGGGGCCAGGATACCCAACATTTTGCCTTTGGAGAATCCCTCATCTTCCAGGAGGACGACAGGGCATGTCCAGTAACCACCCGCTCCAGGACGATGACAGCCAAAGCGCCAGGAGGCTTTGGGGAACCGATTGAACAGGAACAAAAAGCTCCGTGTCTCCACCAACACACCCAATCCTCCCCCTGTGATCAAGGAGAGGTGGGTGCTGTTCGATTCTCCTGCATAGCGGCAATTCGCAGCAACAGATCCTGTCCAAAGAGGCACGATATCCCGAAGGTCATAGGCAACGATGTGTTTGTAATCCGCTTCTGTCGCCAGGGTGTCCCAATGCCTCTTTTCCATCTCCAACCGTTCCTCCTCCTCCATTCGGAATAGGGAACCCCCATTGGAGAATAGTCCATAATCAAAGGTGGTGCGCAGAATGCGGGAGCGGTCTCCTCGGGACATCATCGTTTTCAACATGTATTGAAACGAGGGGACGGAGACGGGTATGGACCCGGAGACTTTCATCGGAGTCTCCTAGCCGCAGGAGGCAGCGGTCAGTTCACCAAAACACTCTGAGCAGACTTGGGGACAGCCGGCGCATTGGAAGGTGTTCGGCTCCTGTTGAGGGTGGCTGTCCGGGGCTGTGGAGTGTGGACACTTCCCCTCCCCAATAGGAAGAGGGTCTGGAGCAGTGAATTTCTTATGGCAGCGGCAACAAGTGATTTCCGGCATGGTCAAACCCCCATGGCCTTGATGATCTGGCGTAATGCCTCGTCCTGCTGTTCCGGATTATTGTTCGGTAGGAGTCGGCACTTTAATTCTCGGGCCAGGTTGAGTGCCTTCGTTTTGCGACCCTTGAGCCAGATCTCTGTTTGTTTGTCTCCCCGATCCTTATGACGATGGTGAAGCACAGATTCCTCAGCCGTTGTCATAAACCAGGAGCAGTCCAATCCGGGCAGCTTGAGCAGGGAGTCAATGAATGTTTTGGAAAACAGTCGGTCCCCTTCGAAGAACAGGGACCAATTCTTCATCTCGGGAGTGCGGGACCAGTTCTGGAGCACTCCCACAGCCGTGGACTGGACAGACATACTCAACTTGTCTGTACCTGAGAAGAGCTCCCCTTTGCGATACTCTCCCAGGACCAGCACCTTCTCCCGAACGCACTCCAAGAAGCGTAGAGTGCCCACCTTCTGCTTGCGGAAGGTCTCGGGAAATCCCAATTCCTCCAGGAGGCGGAAGGCCAGAGAGGTCTTGCCAGAGGAAGGTTCCCCACCCAGTCCCACGACGATCATTCCTCACCTCCGTCTCGTTCGATGAACCCATGCAGGGGACTACCTCTCTTCCGCGTCTTGGCCCGGTGAAGCTCCTCGTCCAAGGAACCGCACTCGGCCATCCGCTCCCGATAGTACAGAACCAGACTGATTCTCTCGTAGGTGCCCTTGATGCCGATCAGTGGACTGTTCCCGTGATGACAATGGACATCGGCCAGCAGAACATCCCGGGTGCACATGTTGACGGCAACCCGATACCGGGGGAACACCAGATAACAACCCTGGTAATTCCCAGCTCTCAGGGCACTCATGACCCCGAATCCCGCCTTTAGATCTCCCTTGTCCTGATGGACCGCTGTCTGCCAATTCCTGTTCACTGTCACTGTCGTAAAGGAGGTCCCATGGATCATAAAATCCGGGGTGGTTCGTCTCACATACTCCATCTGGGCAGCATGCCGATCTGGCATTGCCTCCTCGAACACCCTGTCGATTTCCCGAAACAGGGGGATTGCCGCCTGAAATCTCTCTGGATGATCCAGGTTGAAGGAAGTCAGGCGGCAGTAAGGAAATCGGGCATTCCGATCGAAATGGCCGATGATGCCACTCTCTGCCATGCGAGAGTACGTGGTATTGGAGATGGTCCCATCCTTTTTGAGAGGTCGGAGACGAGTGCCTCCGCCATCACGAGAGATGACCCCCGTGCGGCCATCTACCTGATCCGGAGATTCCACGACCCCAGAGGCCAATCCCCGGTTGTGACTCTCCCGGGCAGCTGTCCTCATCGCTGGGTAGGCGGAGCGGCAAGCCCCAGCGGAGAGAACACCCTTGCGGAACTTGATCAGGGTCTCCCCATTAGGTTTGTAGACGTCCGCACTCTCTCCATCGACCAGGATGTCGTAGGAGTCATCATCCAAGAACGTGCCGAAGAGCTTATCGACTTCCTCTTCTGGCAGTTCCGTTTCCAGCTGGATCTTTTTTGGTTTGGCAGGCACGACGTAAACACTCCATCACGGTATCTGTGGCGGAATCAGTCCCATACTGTTCCGCCAGATTGGCAATGTACTCCTCGAACTCTGGTAGAGTCTCCCCATTCAGAAAGAGTTGAACCATGCGGACGTGGGATGGGGTGGGCTCATAAGCTTCCTCCGCCTCTGCCCCCTCTCCTCCCCCAATATCCAGTTCCAGATCATCCCCCTTGAGAGGAGTGCTCTTGGATAGGTCCGAGAACAGATCGGCGAGTCCCTTGCTCTTGGTCTTGATTCCCTTCAGCAAGGCTCCCAGCTTCTCCCCATCCACTCCAGCCAGGGATGCCAGCGGGTCCATCGTAATGAGCAGCTTTCGGGCCTCTGCCTCTGTCACATCCAGGACCAGCACGGGGATCTTCATGTCCCCCATTTTGGACAGCTCATCCTGACGGAGGTGGCCGTCAATTAGCATGAAGGTGCCATCCTCCAGCTCCCGAGCCACCACCGCTCCGGCGATGCCCACTTCCTCCAGAATGCCTCTCAAGGCCTCCCTCTGGGCGTCCCCGTGGGTGCGCCAGTTCCAGGGACAGGGACGAATCTTGCTGGCCTTGACACGGACCATGCGATCAACGCGGTCCTGGATTTCCATGAGGGGTCTCCTTGGAGGAATGTCTACTCGAATTATTGCAGTCAGGAGTTGATTAGTGGCCGCAGGCACCACCACAACCATGTTCGCCGGGATTGTCCTGTTGGGTGGTGAGCAGTTTCAGGGACACTCGCCCATCCTTCTCCTTCTTCTGGGAACCGGCCGGCAGCTTCGCGGGCAGTTTCATCATGGCCGGTTCCCAGGCAGGGGCGGACGCCAGCAAATCATTGCTACAGGGCACCTCCTTGGGGAACTGATCGGAGCAGGTCAGACACCCAGAGGGAGGACAGCCCTTGATCTCCCTCCAAGGCTGAGTCACGATGTCTCGGGTGAAGACGGGCACCCGGTGGCCGTGGCACTGATCAGCCGTCAGATACTTGTGCCCCATGGATACACCTGTCTTGTCGATGATCTGACCCCGGGCATCCCGTCGGTACTCGTACTCATAGCACAGGGCCATGGTCACTCCGGCCTTCTTGGTCTCGATCAGGAACCGATCCAGGGCCGCTTTCCGGTATTCCTCCGTGATAGTGTACATACCACCGATTACCTCGGAGAACAGTTCATTGAACAGTTCCGCCCGGTCGTATTTGTACTTGCCCGGGTGCGGCTCGTGCTCCCCCCCAAAACGGTTGCGCATCTGACGAACCACGGCCTTCCGAGAGGGAGTGACGATCTCCACATACTTGAAGATCAAATGATCCGCTCCAGCCTCCGCCAGGATGTGGATCAGTTCACAGATCTGTTCCACAGAGGTGACTCCCGCCACAATAGGATTCACCTGAATGGAGATGTAGATGCCCTGCTTGTGGAACTCTCGGACCTGATCAAACTGAGTCTCGAGAGGGGCTGCCTTGGGAGAGAGGTGGCGCCAATCCACCGGGTCCGGGGTGTTGAGACTGAACTGCATGTAGCTGTACTTGTTCGCCTTGAGGTAGTCGAACACCCAGGATGGAGCGATCTTCCGTGTTAGGAAGAACATTGGCAGCCCATTGTCCAGGGCCACGGTGGCGGTGCCTTTGGTGTTCTGGTAGATTGGTTCCAGTTCTAGGAAGGGATCGATGAAACTGGACATGTAGAAGGCCGTGGCAGTGCGCATCTGGGAGACCTGCTTGCGTACCTTCTTGGGGTAGTTGGGATCCACCACGGTGATGCCGGACCCTCGATAGCCACGAGTGCCATTATTGATATAACAGTTGTGCATGAGAACTCCATCCGCATAGAAGTTCTCAGTGTCTGTTTGGATGTCCACAACGATTAGGGGCTCGTTGACTTCTTCCAAGGCTTCGACTGTAGAATGCCCAATTCCTTCAGTTTGGTCTCGTTCCAGACCTCGATTTTGTACACCTGTTGGAAGCGCAGGAGCCTGGCCTTGGCCTTGGGTGGGAAGTATCCCTTCACCTCCCTTCCCGGTGTTGGGTCCCCGCAACGCTTGCAAATCCGCTGTTTCGACATTATCCCCAACCTCCAGTTGTTCAACGGGGGTCCAGCCTCGTCCCCGGACGAACAACGGGTGGTTGCCCGTGATCCGGAACCGATGGCCACCAACCTGGAGGAAATAATAGCTGTCCACCTTGCGTGTAGCAGTAGCTACAACCGACGACTGTTTTAACCCGAGGATGTCTCTGCCCCAAACCACATCTCCAGGCTTCAACTCCCCAATGGGCTTTTGTCCATTGGGAGTATCCACGGGTGTGGTTTTTTCCAGGCAAAACGCGCACTCCACGGCACACCAACCACCGTAAGGCTGTGTCAATAGACTGTCCGAATAGCAGTTATGAACGAGCACCCTTTCTGTGAAGAAGTCATGGGTTCCGGTCTGGATATCATGGACCGGAGTCCTCTCATGGATCCGGCGGATAGATTTGATCTTCATGGGGTCTCCTGTTGGATTAGTTCACCCCGTTCCCTTTGGTAACGGGCCAATGCTCCCTGACGCATGTTCTCCCGAACCTCCGCAGATTTCTTGTGTCCCTTGAGGGGCTTCCCGTTCTGATTCCCGAATACGTGGCTGCCCTTCGCAGCTTTTACACACGCTGGCTCATCACAGTATTTTCTGTGGTGGTTCGGAGTGGGCTTACCGCAGAATAGGCAGTTGGGAATGGGCTTGCGTACCTTGGCATCCTGAGTCTTGTGAAGATCCATGTAGTGCTGTTCTCTTCTGATGAGAGATTCCTCAGGACACTTCTCCAATAGCAGAGACTTGAAACGGTCTCCACGATTGTAAGCAGCCTGGAGATGACGATTAGCATGGACTCCCTTCTTCAGCTGCTTGGCATGGGTATGGATGCGTCCTCTCACTCCATTGGAGGATCCCACATAGATCTTCCTGTCTGATTTGTTCACCAGGGCATATATCCCGCAGATGGAACTCCGCCGGACCTTCATGACACAACAACCCCTTCCAGCTCGAGTTGCTTGCGGATCTCCTGAATGTCTCGGTCTCCAATGTCCAGGATGTCATCCCCTTCCTGGAGTCGGCCGGCTTCCACCCAGCCCCGATTCTTGACATAGACAGGGTGATCCTCCGTCAGTTTTAGGACGCGACCATTCTCCAACTCCAGCTCCAGATATTCCTCCTTGATCTGTCTGGATGTTGCCTCCACATAGGTGGAGGCATACCGGCCAGTCTCCTCATCGTATCCCAGCACGGTGTCTCCCACTTGGAGGGTCTCAATAGGTCGCGGCCCCCAAGGAGTGTCCACTAAGGACCCTGGCAAGAGACACGGCCGATCCCTCACCCCCGGCGTCTCGAACTTGCTCTTGTACCAGCCTCGGATCGGGATGTTCTGGTCTTTCAGAATGTGAGGGATCGGATCCAAGTACACCCGCGTCCGGGTGCGCTGATCCGCCTTCGCATTCCGGGTCATCCCGATGTCCCAGAGCTGGTAGCGACGATCCTGATCATCCGTCAGGATCTCAGACTGCTTCCAGGGGGCCTCCTTGCGTGCGAAGTGGTCGTACTTCCCATCGTCATCCATTTGGGTGGCGCTGCCCCGACCGGGGGCCTGTTCGGGCAGTTCTGGGAATCCCTCTTCATCCACCAGTTCTTCACTCAGGAACGCATCGGCTTCCATTTGGAAACACCTCGGTTAGGACGGATCGGGGTCTGAGGCAGATGATGGAATAATCGGGTGGAGAGGTCTCCCCACCCCTGAAGTGCATGAGCCAATTCACTCGTGTCTTGCCCTACTCTGTAAGTTCGGTGGCACCAACCCTTGAACTTGCACAGGATGGTTTCCACTTCCTGAATGCCGCAGGGGCGGTCCATCGCAGGGGGAGCGGAGAACTGTTCGAAATGCTTGACCAACTTCCGAACCACCTGCTCCAGAGGAGCCTCCGGATCCAGGAGAGCTGCTCCAGCAGCAGGTTCCTGATAGAAGCCTAGATCCTCGTAGGAGAACTGGATCGGTACTCCCAGCACCCGATCCAGCATGTCTGCTGCCTTGAAGGCGATCCAGGGACCGAACAGTGGCCAGCGGGTGATTCGTGTCTTGACCTTAGGGAAGGTGGAACTGCCCATTAGAGCATCTACTGCACGCTCCGGCGATGGATAGTAGTCGGCCAGCCACTCTATAGCCTCAGCAGACGCTCTGCCCCGGAAGTGACGCCTCTCACGTCCTCTGGGCCACCTTTGGAGTTGGGCCTTCCTCATCTCCCCGTAGAAGTCCTTCGCAGAGGAGATCTTACTGGCCACCCCAGCATGATAGAAGCACCAGTAAGCGAGGAGCCATCGTCGGAGGAGGGAATCGTCCAGTCGACCCAGATAGAGGATGACGTAGATGGGATCCAGATCTAGGGAGTCCAACAGATCCTCCCCGAATTGGTAGGCATCCCTCCACAGGGAGGATGCCTTCGCCGTTTCAGGGAGGATCTTCGTTGAACCCATCAGAACCCCGGAGGATCACTTCTTCAGACGGTAGCCGTCCTCGACCTTCTCAATGTGCCCCTTGTTCAACAGTTCCTGAACGTGGGTGCCCGGGGCATAGGACAGACCGGCTTCCTCAACCAACTGGGCCATGGTCTTGACCTTGCGGCTGAGGGCCTCGTTGAATTTGTTGCGATTCGATCCGAGGCGGGAACCGAATTTGTCCAACCCCACGCCGCTCTTCTTCTCCGCTCCCTTTTTGGGACCGGGCTTCCCCTTGTTGGGGGAAGCGATTTTGTTCTCCTTGGGCCGTCCATTGCCTTCCACTGCGTCCGACTTCTGAAGCACGATCTTCTGACCCTCATCCAGTGCTTCCAAAATCTCCTGACGCAGCCGGAACAACTCCGGAGTCGTGGGATCCTTGAATTCAGGCGCCTTGGCCCATTCCTTCATCTTGTTGAGCTTCAGGATCAGGCGGTTGGGCACACACTGAATGGCGCTCAACAGGCCCATCTCCTTGAACATGGCCCGGGCCTGGGCCTCGTCCACGGCCATGGTTTTGGCTTCCAACGTCGCACTCATCTCATTCCTCTCCACGGATTGGGGCTCTTGTATTACCTGGTTCTCCGTAGGAATTATCGGTTGTTCCGGAGAGGGATTCAGAACAGGTCCGTTGGGTTCCTGCTCAGGAAACTGCGCAGGTTCTGATTCCAGTCTCGTGGATGGTCCGGCAGGGGCCTGAACTTCACCTCCAAAGGAGGTGGCTGCATCGTGTTCTGCTGCCTCGAAGGCCTCTGTCAACGTCTGGTAGAATTTGGGGTGACCAGACGCCGGAGGATCATTCTCGATGGACCAATAGGATCCTTCCGCATCCTCCGATGTTCTGTACAATTTGGAAGCCGCAAAGCGCTCCTCATCGTGATCGGACTCGAACATGGTCACACGATACTGTCCACAAGCGCTTGTCCAGTGCTTCAGAGTTACTCCCTCTGCTTCCTGAACATAGGGGGTCAGGGACCACACCAGCCCTCCAGCTGGGTTCTCGGTGCGTGTCTGGGCCGTTTCAGTCATCGGATTCTCCTTCTACATCGTGGACAGACGGCGGATGGACAGTGTCGGCACCGTGCCGGGCATCTCCGCCATCCCGTTGAGGGAGGCCAGGACGATCTCCCCGTTCCTCGCATAATGGGAGAACCGGAGGGCCTCCTGGTGCCGGTCGGACCAGACCACCTCGTACTTCCGGTAAGCACTCCACCGGAGACTCCCATCGTTCGCAACCTCCTCAGAGGAGGCGATTCGCTTTTTGGGGTCCACTGGCTTCTGCTTCCGCTTTTTGGTCTTCGTCTTGGCCACAACCGGCTCCTTGGGGTAATGATCGTTCTGCCTTACACCCCAATTATACAATCATTGTAAGCAGAAGGCAAGCGGATTTTCTGAACAGGTTTCAGAATGCGGAGCGGATGGCTGGATTGGCGATGGACAGGCAACCTGCCACGTGAACACAGCGGTGGTCATCGTAAGGAAGATCTCGAGTGGAGACCCAATTCAGACGGCACAGACCTTCTTTCTTCTCCGCCGGGGCCGCGTTGATGCCTATCATCCCAGTCACATGGTCCAACTTGCGTCGATCCTCGCTAAAGTTCTTCCGGGTGAGGACTGGTGCATTGAACCCGTCCGTATCACACTGGGTGGCTGTCACCAGTAGGAGATTAAACTCCTGACTGATGGCACGGAGGCGCTTCCACAGCTCATTGTTCTGATCCCGGGCCTGTTGAAATTGGGAGGGCATCGACATAATGTCTGCATAGTCGATGATTAGCACCTCGACAGGCCATTCTGTAGCCTGACATTTCTGAAGCAGAGCGCGGACGTGCTCAACCTTGAGGGTGGAATTGGAATGACACTGCAATTTGAGGAAAGATCCCCTGGTGCGCATTTTGTGTTCCAGAACGTCCTGGCACTTTGCCCAAGCGTACTTAAAATCCAATGGTTCGTGGAAGTCCATTTCATCGCTGATCAACCGGACCATTCCGGAACCCACCGGGATCAATTCCCGGGGGTGAACAATAGTCTGAGCCTTGCGGGGACGCCTACAGATTCTTTCCAGGAAACGGATCACCAGCTGGTTCTGAGTCAGATCTCCGGCCTCCAGATAGAGGGTTCGGCGACGTTGTAGGGCAGCTCGGTAAGCCAAATCCAGTAGAAAGAAACTCTTGCCGGATTTGTTCGGTCCCATAAAGGAAATGAAATTGCCGGCGCGTAGGGTGTCCTGAAAAAACATCCCCAGACCTTCCGGGTACTCGATCAGAGGCTCTTTGCGGCTGTGACTCAGAGCAGAGTGAACAATCTCTTCTTCCCGCATCAGATCTACAAGAGGCTGATCCATATCTCCTAGAGGAGTGAACCCGGTGATACAGTCCAACGCTCTACGAAAGTGCCCTGATTCCACCTCGTTGTTGATTTGTTCACTCAACTTTCTCACCTGCACTTCCTGGAAGAATCGATTGGTGGAAGTCACCATCTGTTCGATCTCTTCTTCCACTGTTCTCTCCTCTCGTTCGTAGGCATCCGAGAGGGAGACCAGGAAGGATTCCATCGCCTGTTTCACTTCCTCATTCTTGGACTGGAGGCACCACCGTTCGTAGTAGTCCCGAATGGTGCGGCCAGGAGCGTGTCCACATTGCTCGTAACTGTCCAGACACCACCCCGCTATGATACCGCACCAGGGAGATGGAAACAACTCTCTGTCGCACAGTTTGGAAGTGCGAGTCAGGAAGTCCGTGGAAACGATCATCGCCGTGGTGATTCTCCGCTCCTGGGATCCATCACAGCTGTATACAATACGCATCAGAAACACCCCTTGAACAGTTGCCAGGCAACACCATTGTTACTGTAATCCATGGACCATTGGTAACCCATCTTCTGGAACAGTTCGTGGTCTGGGGAGAACACTTCCTTGCGCAGATCACCACCCCAACCGTCCCATCCGGCCTTCTGTTTGTGAATTCGACGGAACCAGTATTCCACAAAATCTGCCGGGTGAGAGGAGAAGGATCCGCTCACGTACTGGACAAATTCTAACAAGCGGGTCCGGTCCTCCCGATTGAGGCTCACTTTCCCGTCCTGAAGATGTTTGTGGAGTGTGGTAAACCTGCTCAAGAATTCCCGGAAGCTCCTGACAGAGAGATGAACTGCATCGAGAAGCTCCTGTTCTGCGCAGGGCCACCTCAATCCGGATATCCTCTGGAAGCAGTCCTTTCCCTCCTTGGTTTCCGGAATAGGTTCCCTCTTGGGCGGGGAGAACTTGTACATCCGTTCCATAATCCATCCGAATTGAGTGCGGAACTGCTTCCCTCCAGTAATGGAGGGAAGCTTGTACTTGTGCAGATCTTCCACCCCGCAATGGGCGCAGTACCACTTGAGAACGGGTTCTATTTCCTGATGGTCATGATCCCGAAGGGTGCGGAACTGGTTTGCACAGGATTCTAGACTGTCCAGTACTTGGCGGGAGTTGTCCAGGAGCGCCTTCCGTAGACGGCGGGCCCAACCATAACACTCCTGATCAGGTTTCTGTTTGGTCAGGTTTGGGGGTCCCTTCTTCCCATTCCGGGGTTGTTCTGTTCTCCGGGTCCGGTCTCCTCCTGCCCTACTATTCTGTTCTGTATTCAGGGCAGGACCATTCCTTTCCGACGCGGCAACTCTACCCCGCTCTTCCTGTTCTGGTTCCTGTACAGGATCAGGGGGATCCTTTGGGGAGAGGCGGGGGTGTTCTGTATAAGTGTTCTGTTCCCGGAACAGGTCTGTTTTGTACAGATCCGAAGTTCTGTTCATGAGAGGGGAGGCTTGTGCCGCGCCGGCACAAGCCTCTTTT